ATTTTAACAATAGAGAAAAAATAGATTGGTCGTGTCTATTCTCTATAAAAATTGAATCATTTGCAATTACTGATGGACTATCATCAAGATAATGACCGTTATCTTCAATAGAAATGGATTTCCACTTATCGACGATGCTTCTCATCAGATTATCATTCTTCATAAAGAAGATGCCAGAAATAATTTGCCGAGTCATCAGATACTGGTCATCATCATTCATAATTCTACGATAAGTATCCATCTTTGTCCATTGAATCTCTGGAAGATCCAATGTAAAAAAGACACCGGATGTTTCCAGACACTCTTGACAATATTGTTGCAATTTTTCTAGACCATTTTTATTCAACTCGCAACCAGAATCAACATATAAAAGGACATCATCTTCTGGTATATTTTTAAGTGCTTCCCCAACAAAGTAAGATTTACAAGCATAATATCCATAAAATCTACTTGGCATACCAACTCGCTGCCCCATCATTTTGCTGGCATTATTATCCCAGAAATCGCCAACTAAATCATCTTCATCAAACTCTTGAATAGATTTAAAAACTCCAAAACTCTCTGCCTGTTTTTTTAGTCTATTCTTACCAATAGAGAAATTATTATCTCCAAAATAAGTCAAGTGTATATTCATACAATTAATTTAATATCAAATCATTATACCAAAAAAGGAGAGTTTATGCAACTCTCCCATCAGGTCTTTCATGCACGCCACCAATTCTTTGACTGGAAATTGGAAACCAGGCGGGAGAGAGTCCCATCCGCACCAACTGCCCTTGAGAGAGGCAGTAAACTCAAATAGGGTCATATTTGACTCCACCAGTATAAGTTTTAAGTCATTCCAGGACTAAGTGTAAGTTGGGTTAACTTTGATATTTCAGTGATACCAAAGAATGCAATTAAAAATAGCACATCCCAAAGTTTGAGTTTGATGGCAAAAGGAATACCGAGTAAACCTCCAATAAACTTTATAATCAAACCGTATTTAAAATCTCCCCATAACATGATTTGATAACCAAGTAAGAGGAGAAAGTTGCCAATGTATCTCAGGATACTTGTTTTAGACATAAGGGGGATTCATCACCGACCAGTGCTGTTATAGACCATCCGTGTCTTCTTTGTCATCGTGAATATAAGCAGGAACCCTATCAGGATCCAACCAACAAGTGTAGTCAAAGTCCTCCATCGCAGTCATCAGTTGCATCTCATTATCGCAGAGATACATGTCCCTATACCTTCCAGTGTAGGAATCTACTTTTTGAATACGACAATCAGGTTTTCCATTGATTTCCAAAGTACCGACCTGAATATAACGATAAGGAAACCGCTCCATAAGAACAGTTGGTTTTCTTACGACTTTCATCACGCTTCAACTGCCTCAAGATCACTGGCGACATACTCCATAAGCATTTCGTAGTCGTCAAGGGGGTCACCAGAAAACACAACGCCTTCATTCTCATAAAAGCGGCGGACCTTTTTATAAAGTTTCGGACTCTTTACATCAAGATAGATTTCCCCGTTAGCAGCAAGACGAAGAGTGCTAACATCTTTTTTGAACTTTTGAATCAGAGACATTGTTTTGAATTGTTGCCTTAGTATTATAAAGGTTGTTGGGTGTTTAGTCAAGTGTGCCAGTCAAGAAACTGGCGATCCGAGTTGAGGGATTCGAACCCCCGACCCTCTGCTCCCAAAGCAGATGCGCTACCAAACTGCGCTAAACCCGGTTGCGTTGAGTGGTCTTGCCTCCCAACAGAAGTATTATACTATTTCCTGTGCCCCCTGTCAAATGGAGCCCAGTGCTGCCAATCGTATTTATGAATCGCCCAGATACCCATAATCGGTACAACAACTAAAAGATAACCGATAATACCAAGAGTATAAGGATTTTCTAATACCCACCTTGAAAAGTGTCCCATTAGTATCCCCTCCAGGTCTTGAACTCATAGTAAAAATATTGATCAACACTATTATCTAATGGGGCATCTTCTTCTTTATGTGCCCACTCAACACAGAACTCTACAATACGACAGTCGTGTAATGAACTGTGTCCCCACATTCTCACAAAAGCAGAAGCAGCAAAGTGATATCTCTGTCTAGTGTGCGGTTCCATTTCCCTTATAGTCTTTGGAGTCATAATACCCTTCTCTTGTTCCGAAATAGAGTGTTGCTAAAACAAATGGGACTGAAGCAAATAACAATAGTTTTCCTAGTAACATAATTTTATTGTGGATATGCGTTATTAAGTCCCCATACAACAAAACATCCAATCGCACCTAAAATCGTTATTGCGCTGAAAACTAAATTAGTATTCATCATTCTCGTCCTCATAAGTAGATGGTTCTTCAAATAGTTCTTCTATTTTTTGTTGTGTAACTCTTCTTTGGAGTTCTTTTAAATCTTCTTCTGTAAGAGAGATCATTTGTCCTTGAGTAAGTCTTCTATTCTTTTACGCATATTTGAACTTTCCTGTTTCATATAGTCTCGGAGAGAATATCCTCTTTGACCTCTCATAATACAAGTGCCTTGATATAACATCGTGGCGGCAAATACTAACAGGAAAACAATACCGATTAGTTCAGGGTAATGTTGAGCCATGGTAATACTGGCGGAATAACTCCAACAAGTCTTAATAGTCCCTCAGCAAATAAAGCAAGGACCACCCAACCGACGCACATACTAATGATAGAAGCATTACGGTTGTGTCGTCGTATAGCAGCATCAATCATCTCCTGAACTTCAGAACGGCTTACAAACTCGTCTTGAGGTTCCATCACTTCTCATCTCCAAGAAACTTCGCAAGTGGGTCTTTTCTGGTCTTTACGATTTCAACAGATCTCTTGTAGAACATATTGTCCGTATTACCAGACGTTTCAAACGTCTCCTTGATCTTCACCCAATTGTCGTAGGTGCGTTGATCCATAGGGTTTTAGATTGAATATTATTAGTTATACTAGTGAGTATTTCTACTATGTCAAGTTTGTTAGGGTTTGGTGATAGTGGTTAAGAGATTATTAAATTCAGAGACCCAGAAGTTCTTTGAGTTCTTCTATTGAGAGTCCTGCTGCCTCTAACTTTTGTTGTGGTGTTAGAGGTTCTGGTTCGGGAATTGGGTCTGGTGGAAGAGGAGTGTTACCTTCTTCTAACCAGAGAAGATACTGTTGATAGTCAGTATTTGCTGGGTCTGGTGGGATAAATGCACCATCCGAAAGACGCTTAATTCCATTTTCAAATATTCTACCGTCAATATAGTATTTTTGATACATTTTTATAACTCCGCAGAAAATCCTATATATGCGTCAGGGACATTTGTCCATCTCCAAGATCCAATTTGCGCGCCAGTTAATCCAGATGCCCCACTAAATGTCAACTGTGAGTGCCAAACATCTCCCTCTGCTAGGGCTATTGTAGTAAAATTCATTGCTAGAGCGGTTGCATAATTAAAAGATTCTATTGTAGATCCAAAAGCGATATTTTTTTGTACTAATGTTGGTGTAGATCTCATTTGAACTGGAAATGTTATATAAGATAGTGCACCAGAAGCTGAACTTGTGTGTAAAAAATATCTAGAATATCCAGATCCATTAAATTGCAAAGAACCACTGATAACATAACAATACCTCTGACATAATGCTAACTCTTGTCCGTAACTTCTTCTCTCAAACGGGGTCGCAACAGTACCGGATTCTAACTGAACTCCTGTGATTTGCCACGTAGCGGCGTTTGTTCCGACGACAGAAACGGCTCCTGTAGCAGACCGATAAAGAACGGAATTATTCCACGTTCCTGCCGTACCGCTTAATGATGATCCAACACCAAAACTGAACTCTATTACGATATTACCTGCATTAGTAGATACAAATGTTCCACTTGTCGGTCCAGAAATAGTTATTGTTTTATACTCCCAAGTGTTTGCAGCAGAAATTGAATAAGAAAACACATAACTAGGATATCCCACTTGATATCCAAAAACCGATCCTCCAAAAGTTCCCGTTAAACTAGACTTGACCCAAAAAGATAAAGTAACTGTTTTGGCAGATGCAGTTCCCCAGGCAAGGTCTGATGAGTTTAATCCTTCTATATATTGATCAACGCAAAAATAATCTGTAGAGGTTACTGAATATGATGATAGCGATGTTATTTTAAGAGAATTAACAAATCCAGCAGGAGCATCAGACACCTGCTGAACACTATATTTTGACGCCTGGGAAAGCCTGGCTGGCCATCGGTCAACTGTATAAGTAGTGTCACCGGTAGGAGTAACACTCGCCCCACTATTTCTCTGATCCAGTCTCATATCTCCGTTGATTATTTTATTCCGGACACCGGAGATGGGACCGTCATTAACAGAACCAATATAAGCCGTAGTAATACCAGCAGTCGTTACACCTACAATACTTGTTGCTCTTAAGGTTGCCGTAGTTGTAACACCAGAAACATTTAAGTTAGTTGGGTTTGATTGAGTAACATTAAGAGTCGCAATCGTGCTTACACCAGTCGCATTAACATTCCCAGTTATATTTCCAACAAACCCAGTCGCAGTAACAATACCAGTCGCATTTAAGTTCGTTACAGTAGGCAGTTCGGCACCACTGACAGTCAACGCACCATCAACTGCTGAAATAGTATCAGTATTTCCGTTTATCTGAATACCCATTCGTCACAAAGACTTTTCTGGTATTTATAAAGCGGAGAGAACAGGAATCGAACCTGCGAAGCTTTTACACCCAGCCGCTTTCAAGGCGGTGTCCTCGACCAACCGGAC